CTTCTTGGTATCGGCATACCAGAAGCTGATCGAGGAGGCAGCATGGCGACTGATCTATCAGACCGAGGGGAAGCAGAGGTAGAAGACCTCATCCACCACGGTGTAAAAGGCCAGAAATGGGGCGTCATCCGCAAGAAGGCTAGCGCTGGTCGGAAGGCCACCATCAAGGCTATCCAGAAGAGCGGGCGATTCACCTCCAACGCCACCAAGACAACCATCAAGACTGCTCGAACTGGGGCAGCTAAGGTTCAGAAGGCTAAGCAGGCTCACGATGCCAGAGTTGCCGGAAAGAAGCAGGCAAAGGCCGACGCAAAGGCCCGAAAGAAGTTCGCAAATCGCGGATACAAGAAGATCAGCGACTCCGAGCTTCAGTCCCGAATTAAGCGGCTGGAGCAAGAGAAACGCTATCGGGAGCTCAAGGCCGATCGCCACCTGGTTCGAGGTCGTGAGGTCACTCGGTCGATCCTCGAGAACTCTCTGACTAAGGCTGGGACGTACGCAGGTACGAAGCTCATGAAGTCTGCATTTGATAATGCCTTCGACGCTGGAAAGGGCGGTAAGTCCACGGCCGAGACCCTTAAGAAGGCGGCAGAGAAGGCCAAGGAAGCCGCTGAGGCCGCCTCCGTTGTCGCAGAAGAGGCTAAGGCTGAGTATCGGTCGACTGGCGGACCTACTAAGGTCAAGGGTCCGGATCTTCCAAAGAGTAAGACTCCGAAGCAGATCGAGAAGCCTAAGTCGTACAAGCAGACAAAGCCCTCCCCCAAGAAGAAGCGCTACCCGCGCAACCCTGGGAGCACAGCTAAGTAATGCTCTCGAACACCGCAGTACCAAAATACTACGGGCAGTTTCGAGATGCAGTCGTCCGAGGAGAGATTCCGGTATGCGAAGAGATCTCATGCGAGATGAATCGTATCGATGCTCTTATCGCAAACCCGGAATATTACTACGACGACAAAGCTGTAGAGGGATTTATCGCTTATTGCGAGAACGAGCTCACGCTGTCCGACGGAGCCGACCTCCATTTGCTCGACAGCTTCAAGCTCTGGGCCGAACAGCTCCTTGGCTGGTACTACTTCGAGGATCGCCAGGTCTTCGTCCCGTATGAGGATGGAGTCGGCGGTCGATACGAGACCAAAACAGTAAAGAAGCGCCTTACAATCAAGCAGTATCTGATCGTTGCTCGTGGAGCGGCGAAGTCGATGTATATGTCACTCATCCAGAACTACTTCATGGTGATTGACACTACAACGACGCATCAGATCGCTACGGCTCCGACCATGAAGCAGGCTGAAGAGGTGATGGGTCCATTCCGGACCGCAATCACCCGAGCCAGAGGTCCGCTGTATAAGTTCCTAACTGAGGGATCCATTCAAAATACAACCGGTGCTAGGGCTAACCGCCAGAAACTTGTTGCTACGAAGAAGGGTGTGGAGAACTTCCTCACCGGATCCCTTCTTGAGGTTCGACCTATGTCCATCGACAAGCTTCAGGGTCTTCGCCCTAAGGTTTGTACGGTTGATGAGTGGCTTTCCGGAGACATCCGCGAGGACGTCGTTGGTGCACTCGAACAGGGTGCCTCGAAGATTGATGACCCGGTCATTCTGGCCGTCTCATCCGAAGGAACCATCCGCAATGCGGTGGGCGACACCATGAAGATGGAGTTGCTCAAAATCCTGAAGGGCGAGTACATCGCCCCTCACATCTCAATTTTCTACTACCGACTTGACGACATCAAGGAAGTAGCAGATCCTGCTATGTGGGTGAAAGCCCAGCCGAACATTGGCATCACTGTCTCTTATGATCGGTATCAGCAGGACGTCGAGCGAATGGAACAAGCTCCAGCTGCTCGAAACGACATCCTCGCCAAGAGGTTCGGAATCCCCATGGAGGGATACACGTACTTCTTCACCTACGAGGAGACGATCCCGCACAGGAAGAACACGTTCTGGAACATGCAGTGCGCTATGGGCGCCGACTTGTCCCAGGGTGATGACTTCTGTGCATTCACCTTCCTATTCCCACTAAGGAATCAGGCTTTTGGCGTAAAGACTCTGGCATACATCTCTGAGCTGACGCTCATGAAGCTGCCGGGGGCCTTGCGCCAGAAGTATGACGAGTTCATCCAAGAAGGAAGCCTCCGAGTCATGGAGGGTACTGTCCTGGACATGATGGAAGTCTATGAAGATCTAGACCAGTACATCGACGAACAGAAGTACGACGTCTCGGCGTTTGGGTTTGACCCGTACAACGCCAAGGAGTTCGTAACCAGGTGGGAACAGGAGAACGGACCGTACGGTATTGAAAAGGTAATCCAGGGCGCTAGAACTGAATCAGTCCCCCTCGGGGAGCTGAAGAAGCTGGCCTCAGAGCGCCTTCTCATCTTTGACCAGGAACTCATGTCATTCACCATGGGGAACTGTGTCACCCTTGAGGATACTAACGGAAACCGGAAGCTACTGAAGAAACGCTCGGAAGAGAAGATCGACTCAGTGGCTGCTCTGATGGATGCCTTCGTGGCATACAAGATCAACAAGGAGGCATTCGAATGAGCGAGGAGGTGAAATGGGTCTTAGTGATCGACTAGCTCACGCATGGAATGCGTTTTCAAAATCCCCGGACAAGAAGAACTTCACACCGGAGTACGGTTCGTGGACATTCGGTAATCCAAACCTGAATTACCGACCTGTCGTCGGCGACCAGACAATCGTCACGAGCATCTATAACCAGATTGCTATCGATGTATCGAATGTTCCTATTCGGCACGTCAAGACTGACGATAATGGCAACCTCAAGAGCTACTACCGTAGCTACCTTGACGACTGTCTGTCTCTGAGCGCCAACATCGACCAGACCGGTCAGGGGTTCTTCCAGGATTTGGTACTCACGCTCTTCGAAGAGGGCGCTGTAGCGATCGTTCCGGTAGACACAGATGTCAGCCCCGACCTAACTCAGGGCTACGACATCAAATCTATGCGAGTCGGCACAATCCTAAACTGGTATCCTCGCCATGTTCGAGTTGAGGTCTACAATGACCAGACCGGACAGCGAGAACAGCTGACTCTCGAGAAGGAGTTCGTTGCTGTTGTACAGAATCCTCTGTACAGCGTAATGAATGCTCCGAACTCAACACTGCAGCGACTGACACAGAAGCTCCACCTGTTGGATGCCATCGATAAGCAGTCCGGATCTGGTAAGCTGGACATCATCATTCAGCTTCCTTACGTAGTCAAGACTGAGCTGAAGAAGCAGCAGGCCGAGGCACGCCGTAAGGCGATTGAGGAACAGCTCGCTGGGTCGCAGTACGGTATCGCTTACACCGATGGTGCAGAGCGAATCACTCAGCTGAACCGACCTTCTGAGAATAACCTCATGAGTCAGATTCAGTGGCTCACCACCCAGCTGTACAACCAGCTTGGAATGACCGAGGATGTCTTCACCGGCAAGGCTGATGCTCGACAGATGCTGAACTACCAGAACCGAACGGTTCGTCCAGTTCTGAAGGCGATCACGGATGCCATCACCAGGACTTTCCTCACCAAGACTGCCCGAACGCAGCGTCAGCGGATCATGGCGATCGAGGATCCGTTCCTCAACGTCCCGCTGGAGGAGATGTCCAAGCTGGTCGACTCCGTCAAGCGTAACGAGATTGGTACCGCCAATGAGCTTCGACCGAAGTTCGGCTGGGCCCAGTCCGAAGACGAGACGGCAAACCAGTTGGTGAACTCCAACATCAATCCGATGGGCGAGGAACAGACGCCTGGCGAAGAGCCGGTCGACGAAGTCCCTGCATCGGAGGTACCAATTTCCGAACTGATGGAGAGTAGTCAAAATGGCAGTTAAGTGCGATTTCTCTGGCTACGCCACGAAGAACGATGTTCGGTGCTCGGATAACAAGGTCATCCGGCATGGGGCATTCGCGGCGTACGATGGGAAGACTGTACCTCTGGTCTGGCAGCACAAGCACGGTGACGTCGAGAACGTCCTCGGGCATGCCGATCTTGAGGTTCGAGACGATGGGGTTTACGCCTATGCCCATCTGAATAACACCGATCGTGGCCGGACCGCTCGAGAGATGGTCAAGAACGGCGACATCAAGGCGATGAGTATCTACGCCACCCACGTCCGGGCTCGGGGCAACGACGTTGTCCACGGCGAGCTCGTCGAGGTGAGCCTGGTGCTCCGCGGCGCCAACCCGGGTGCCCTCATCGACCAGGTCTCCATCGAGCATGGCGACAACGGCGATGAGATCGAGGCTGTCATCTACACGGATGAGCAGCTGGACTTCGTTTCTCACGGCGATGACTTTGAGGACGAGGATGAGGACTTCGACGCGGAGGAGACGGATGACGTCGAGCACGCTGAGGAGGAGCCGGATGCCGATGAGGCTGAGGGCGACGAGGATGACCCGACACTCGGGGAGATCTTCGAAGGGATGACAGAGGAGCAGAAGACGGCGGTCTATGCCATCGTCGGACAGCTCGTCGATTCCGTAGATGAAGAGGCGGAGGAGTCTGAGACTGAAGAGGTCGAGGACACCGCCCATTCCGACACAACTGAGGATACTATGGCTCACAAGAACGTGTTTGAGGGCTCCGCTACCACCGAGGAGCTCCCCGTCCTGACTCACGCCCAGGTCGAGACCATCTTCGAGGACGCTCGCTCCAGCGGCTCCCTGAAGCAGGCCATCCTGGCCCACGCCGACGCTTACGGCATCAAGCAGATCGAGACCCTCTTCCCCGAGGCCAAGGATCTGTGGAACCAGCCGGAGTTCATCAAGCGTAAGACCGATTGGGTTAACTCCGTCGTCGGTGCTGCCAAGCACTCACCCTTCTCCCGCATTCGCACTCGCTTCGCCGACATTACCGCCGACGAGGCCCGTGCCCGGGGTTACATTAAGGGCAATAAGAAGGAAGACGAGGTCTTCACGCTTCTGCAGCGTACCACCTCGCCGACCACCATCTATAAGAAGCAGAGGCTGGATAGGGATGACATCCTCGACATCACTGACTTCGATGTCGTCTCCTGGATCCGCGGTGAGATGAAGATCATGCTTGAGGAGGAGCTCGGTCGGGCCGTCCTCATTGGTGATGGTCGTCAGGTCTCCTCCAAGGACAAGATCAAGGAGGACTGCATCCGCCCGATCTATAAGGAGGACAGCCTCTACGCTCCTCGCGTCGTCCTGGCCAAGGAGACCACCACCGAGGACGTCCTGGACTCCATTGTCCGTGCTATGGACGACTACGACGGCGCTGGCAACCCCACCTGGTTCGCCGAGCCCCACATGGTCACCGAGATCCTGCTGCTCAAGGACAAGATGGGTCACCGTCTGTTCCGAAGCGTCTCCGAGCTTGCCGACTATGTCGGTGTCTCGAAGATCGTCAAGGTCCCGCTGATGAAGGGCCTGCAGCGCACTTCTACCAAGAATGGTGTCGTTGACGCCCTCGGTATCATCGTCAATATGTCCGATTACACCATTGGTGCGGACAAGGGTGGTCAGCTCTTCGCGGCTGAGGACTTCGACATTAGCTTCAACCAGTACCACTACCTGCTGGAGACCCGCCTCTCCGGTGCGCTGACTCACCCGAAGTCGGCCATCATCGTTGAGCGGAAGACCGAGACTGGTAACGTCGTCGCGGAGCCGTGATAGATGGCCAAATTCTTCGGTGAGATAGGATTTGCTACACAGGTCCAGACCGAGCCGGGAATTTGGGAAGACAAGATCGTCGAGAAGCAGTACTACGGCGATGTGTTTCGTGAAGCACGTCGCTTTGGTGCCAGCGATGAGATTCTGGGGAGTATCAACCTCAGTAACCAGATCAGCATTATCGCTGACGGGTTCTTAACGGATAACATCCAGAACCTCAAGTACGTACGCTGGATGGGGGGACTTTGGAAAATCTCCTATGTGGAGCTGAAGTTCCCCCGTCTGGTTCTCGAGTTGACGGGGGTGTATAATGGACCGACGGCTAGCTCTCCATGAGAAGCTGATAGAGATCCTCGGGTCAGATAAGGTCTATTATCAACCGCTCCCGTCACTTAAGCTCTCGTATCCGTGTATCGTATACGAGCGGCATCCGGGTGATCCGATGTACGCGGACAACCTCAAGTATATCAAAGCAAACCGGTTCCAGGTTACTCTGATCGCCCGACATCCCGAGGACCCGACACGAACGAAGATCGAGGACCTTTTGTTCAGCCGCCATGAGTCTCGACTCGTAGCGGACAACCTCTATCACGACATCTTCGACGTCTACTATTAGGAGTTAACATGGCTGCACTTGTCTGGGACAAGACTGGTGAGCGCCGTATTGAGACTGGTGTCGACCACTGTGCACTCTATGTGTACGACCCGGCCCAGAAGACCTACGGCAAGGGCGTTGCTTGGAACGGTATTACTGCCATCTCCGAGAAGCCCGAGGGCGCTGAGGCTACCGACCTTTACGCCGACAACATTCTGTACCTCTCGATGCTCTCGGCTGAGAAGCTGAAGGCTACCATCGAGGCTTACACCTACCCCGACGAGTTTGAGCAGTGTGACGGTTCCGCCACGCTGACTAAGGGTGTCAAGATCGGTCAGCAGGACCGTCTGGCGTTCGGTCTCGTCTACCGCACCAAGATCGGTGACGATGTGGCTGGCCAGGACAAGGGCTACAAGCTCCACGTCCTGTACGGCTGCAAGGCCTCTCCTTCCGAGAAGGGCTACAAGACCGTCAACGACTCTCCCGAGGCGATCTCCTTCTCCTGGGAGCTGTCCACCACCCCTGTCACGGTGAGCGGCGCCAAGCCCACCTCGCTGCTGACCATCTCGTCTCTCGACGTCGATGCCACCAAGCTGAAGGCCCTCGAGGCCAAGCTGTTCGGTTCCGACGGCGGAGCCCAGGGTGGTGGCGCGGCCACCGAGCCCAAGCTCCTTCTGCCTGACGAGATCAAGGCTCACTTCGCAGGCTGATATACCACACCGGGGGCTCAGAGACCTAGACTCCTGGGCCCTCGGTGCCTGCAATGCTTATAGTTTCTATCCCGGATCTCGACGGGTTCGACGAGGAGACAGGTACCTTTGTCTCTATGCCTGGCGGAGTCCTGCACCTGGAGCACAACCTGGTCGCGCTGTCAAAATGGGAGTCAATCACCCATAAGCATCTCATCGGTAACGACAAAGTCACCGCTGAGGAGATGGCTCTCTACATCAAGTGTATGATCACTGATGAGGAGTATGACCCGTCGCTCCTGGATAGGATCCCCCCATCTGAGGTTGATCGTATCAGCGCCTACATGGGCGACACGATGACCGCAACTACCATCCGCGATATGGGTGGAGAGTCTGGATCTGGAGAATACACATCCTCCGAACTAATCTACTACTGGATGATTGCTTGCCAGATCCCATTCGAGTGCGAGAAATGGCACATCAACCGACTGCTCACACTCATTCGGGTCTGTAACCAAAAGAACCAGCCCGATAAGAAGATGTCCCAGTCCGAGATTATGGAACGGAACCGGGAACTCAATAGAGCCAGGCGAGCAAAGCTTGGCACGAAGGGATAACAATGATCAGTCACGAAGACATTCCCGAGGAGGCGCTTGCTCCGCAGGCCCACATCGGC